GATTATTACTACTTCTACTAGTAAAAAGGCCCCTAAAGGGCCTTGGTTAAAATATTTACTAGTATTCGGTCCTACGGACCTCACCCCACTCGAAGGTCTTCGACTTTCTCGGGGGTTGTATCGGGCCGCCCTTCGGCGGCCCTCTAGGGAACATGTCGATGAAAAATCACAGTAGTCGATGGAACTCAAGCAATCGCCGTAAGCGATTGCCTTCAAACTGGAACAGTCTCAGGAAGACTGTCTTGAAGAGAGATCCAGAGTGCAAACTCTGGTATGGGGGATGTCAACGGAGATCCACTGAGGTGGATCATGTGATTGCCGGAGACAATCACTCTCTGGACAACCTTCAAGGTGTCTGTGGGAAGTGTCATCGATCAAAGAGTTCTGCTGAAGGCAGACTCTCACAACAACGTCAACGAGAACTGAGGCTTAGGCCTCAGGAGAAACATCCGGGGCTCAGGAAGCCCCGTTTATAACTAGACTTCCCAGGAGGTTGTCAATGCCCCAAATGAGGAAGCGCTCAGAAGAGCGCATCCGGCGAAACATCGAACCGCCAACGGAGAAGGTACTAGCCTTCGGGGCAGTGACTCGACCGGATCTGGATTTCGAAGACCCACACCCCACTGTCGTGAGGTTGTGGAATGCACTCAACGAATCAGCCTTTACCAAGTACTACGAGCCCACTGACTGGGAGATGGCTCGGGTAATGCTTCACTTCTTGGATGACCAGCTCAAGGTTTACAAGAAGAATGCCAACATGATTTCGGTTATCCAGTCGATGATGAATGATCTTCTGTTCAGCGAGGGTTCACGTCGTAGGGTTCGCCTTGAGATCGAGCGTGAGAACATCAAGCAGGGTCAGATCCTCAACATTGCTGAACTGTTGGATAAGCGAGCCATGGGAGGCTAAGCAACATGAACATCATGGGACCGCCATCGGCGAGTCTGGAAGTAGTGCAGAGAAAGCTGCGTGAGCAGAACAGGGGTTCGGTATTTACCGATCTGATGGTACCTGCACTGTATGAGGAAGGCCTTAGGTGGGGTGTTGACCCGGTCGTAATGATCGCACAGTCGGCCAAGGAAACTGCATGGGGCACCTTCCCTGGTAAGGTCAAGGGTTGGTTCAACAACCCAGCCGGTATCAAGGTTCACCCCATGGAGCAGGCTTTGCTTGCTGAGGTGTCCAAGGAACCTACCCGAGGTGAGTCCTCGCTGGACCATGCAAGGTTTGCGAACTGGACCCAGGGTGCTCGTGCACAGGCTCAGCACCTCCGGCGATACGCGGGTATGCCAGTCCCCGACAACGAGGTTGTTTACCAGCGTCACTGGGTTGTTCAGCTCTTCAGACTGAAGACGGTATTTGATTTGAGTGGTCGCTGGGCTCCTAGCCCCTCATATGGCTCTGAGATCGTCGACATCGCACGAACGCTGATTGAGGTGGGTCTGTAGCCATGGGTGATGTTGCGAAGCTTGTAGACGCACTGAGGGCTGCTGGTGTGACTGTCCATGAGTGGGCAGGCTGGCAGGGTCGAGGTAACGAAGGTGTCCGTGAGATCCAGATCGAGGGTGCGATCCTGCACCACACCGCAACCCCGTATGGTTCCGCCTTTGCTGGATTGGTCTCCTCCACTCGTCCAGACATGCGTGGTGCCATGTTGTGTAACTTCGCGGGCAACTCAGATGGCAGTCTGACTGTTATCGGGTCTGGGCTTGCCTGGCATGCGGGTGGTGGTTATGGCCCCAATCAGGGTCCACTGGCCCCTTACGCGAGTCGCAGGAATTACTACACCGTTGGTCTTGAGATTGTTTATCCCGGCACCTCCCCGATGACTGATGCTCAGTACCAGACCACACTGATCTTCTCGAAGGTCGTTGCAGACACGTTCTGTGGTGGTGATCTTGAGTATGTCCGTGGACACCTTGAGGTCAATGGTAAGGGCTACGAAGGTAAGTGGGACCCCGGCAAGGGTCCTGGTGTTTCGTATGACATGAATTTGCTTAGGTCACAGGCTCGATCTGTGGTCACAAACCCAATCGAGGAAGTGGAACCGATGTTTGCTGTTGTCAATCTTCCGGCCACGCCGGAAGACGTAGTTTACGAGCAGGTCATTGGCCTGCCCGATGTTGCCGGTGCGACCGGCTTTTCGGCGCGCTATGTCCATCTTCACGTAGGTAACAAGGATTCCCGTGTTGTGGTTGCTCACTGGCAGCTGAACAATGGTGGTATTGCTCAGATGGTTCCTGACGGTTCGCTGATCAAGGCCAAGGGTCGTACGCCTGGTGTTCTCGCCCCTGCTGATGCGCACTCGCTGATTGTGGACTACACGGCTCCGCTGGGTCTGTCTGTGGTAATCGAGGCCAAGTAATGGAAATCAGGCTGTTTGATCCGGAAAACCCTCCGGAATGGCTAGACCCAGAGTGGTGGGTCGATCAGCCTCATGTGAATCACCTCAGTAACTGGGTGCATGAGTCGCGGCTAAACTCGGCGGCGTTCGCCGCCATGAATTGTGCCGAGGTCTTAGGCACTCATGTTATCTGTGATGTCGGATCTTGTGATGGTGGGCTTCTAGATCTCCTCCTGGAACCCTACCGTTCAGCCTCCTTTGGATACGACGTCATCGATAGTTCTATTGAGTATGCCAACGACGTTCGGGGTGTCAACGTAACTTGGGCTAATGTCGTAGAGTCCAAGCGGACACCACTTGCAGAAGTGATTGTGTGCACCGAGATGTTGGAACATCTTCGGGATCCTCATCAGTTCCTTCGTGACCTCAAGAGTCGCGGTGTTGTTTACGGGGTCTTCTCCTCCCCCAAGAACGAAACCGCAGACCATCACGAGTGGAACCACGCTTGGGCGTGGGATATGGATGGGTATCTCAAGATGTTTATCGACGCAGGTTGGCACGTCATCGCGCATACCGAAGTCGATTGGTCTCAACAGATTGTGGTGAAGAATGTCTGAAGATGAGATTATCCTGTTCTACTGCCCCAAGTGTAAGAAGTCTGTTCTTTGGGGTGGTTGCGGACACTAGGCGTGTAGGAATTCGCTACCTACACACGGTGAGAAGGTACACCGCAAAACAGCCTTCACCTGTGGACGAAGCAGTCGGTTAGGCAAGCGGGCTCATAACCCGTAGATTTGGTGGTTCGAATCCACCCGTCCCCACGAACCGCAGACGGGACATTAATCGCGGTATATAAAAGTCCCACCAATGCCCCTTACTTTAACTGGCAGAAGGACGCGCTCTGACCGCGTTAGTCGAGGTTCGAATCCTTGCGGGGTAGCTCTGTGGTTAGTCTAGTGGTAAAACTCTGGGATGTGGCCCCAGTATCACCGGTTCGACTCCGGTACCACAGTCCATGGCGTATAGCTCAATGGCAGAGCAGCGGCCTGTTAAGCCGCCGGTTGCTGGTTCGAATCCAGCTATGTCAGCAACCTCCCTTAAACGCGGCCCGTCAGGGTGGGAGGACAAGGGGAGTTAGTTTAATCGGAAAAACAGTCGGCTCCAACCCGACCGTTCTGGGTTCAAGCCCTAGACGCCCCGCATGTGTAATGTTGTTGAGACCAGAGTGGATGGTAAGCTTGTCGATTCCACTTGGCATGACTGTAACAACCCAAATTGCCCAACATCGGATGCTAAAAAGTGAATTTTGTAGTGTGGTGTGACGTGTGCGATTGTGCACACGGTTGGCCTAAGTGTCCAGGTTAGTAACGCATAGAAGGGATTGTCTGTTGTCCTACCACGACTAGTGGGGCTACAGGAGGCAAGCCCCTCAGACATTCGGTGAGAACCGAACGTAAAGGGACCAGTTTTACTGGTCCTGTATCTGATTGTAGCTCAGTTGGGAGAGTGCCGCATTTGGGGTGCGGAAGTCGCAGGTTCGAGCCCTGCCAGTCAGACTTCAGTCCGTTAACTCAACGGAAGAGTAGCTCCTTTACACGGAGCAGGTTGGGGGTTCAAATCCCTCACGGACTATCGAAAGGTCCTTAAATGCCATTGCCCGCATCAGTGCCTGTCGGCACGGTGACCGGTCGTTACTACGAGCCTGACGGCGACAACGCAACCGGTACTGCATACTTCCTGCTTCTGTCTGAGATTGAAGTTCCAGACGATGCGGATGGAGTGGTTATTCCACTCATGACCCAGGCCGCAATCTCGGCTGGTGTTCTGAACGTAACTCTTCCTGCTGGTTTTTACAACGCACGTGTGCGACTTGGTAACTGGTATGAGAAGGCCATCGTCATTGAAGTTGAGAGCGGCGTTGCACTCAACCTTCCTGATGCTGTTGGTGTTGTTCCACCTGAGGAGCTGCTAACCCCAGTTCGTTCTGTCAACGGGTATCTCCCAGACGCCTCAGGCAACATCACAGTACCTGGTGGTGGAGGTGGCGGGGCAGTAGATTCTGTCTTTGGCCGCACTGGAGTTGTAACCGCCCAGTCGGGTGATTACACCAAGGCCCAGGTTGGTCTTTCCAACGTCGACAACACGTCAGATCTCAGTAAGCCAATATCCACCGCGACCCAAGCCGCGATCGACGGCAAGGAGAACGCAGGAACGGCTTCGGCTGCTGTTGCTGCTCACGTTGCAGCACTAGATCCACATCCACAGTACACGCTGGAATCGGCTATTCCAAAGCCGGTCAAGGGGTTCTCGACCACGGGAAAGATTACTGGGACCTTTGGCCCTGGTGACACCTCGGGAACCTGGACGTTGGCGTCTGCTCCATGGCGGGTAACAATTCCTGCTTCGGTGGGTGACGTGCTCTGTATGGATCCCGCAATCATTGCGCTGGTCGGTGCAGATGCTGAAATGGACGTGTGTTCCATGAATCCGGATACCCTTGCCCGATTGAGGTATTACTCGTCGGGTACATCCACCCAGGCCCCCAATGGCCACGGTGGTCTCTATATGGGTCAGCAGTACAACCACAAGGTAAACCCCGTAAGGTGGGTGGTTACTGCGGATGACATTGTAAACGGAAACGTAACCCTGTGTTACATGTACCGTTCTGGTTCAGGTATCACCTGGGGTTCTGGGGCTTACCCCAACGAAATCACACTTATCAACGAAGGTTCACCATAATCAAGGGAGTAAAATGGGTTCGCCAACTCTGCTCCCCTCTCCTAGTCACGTAGTTGGACCCACCTGGCAGCGTCTTGAAGGTGGCGGATTCCACCTTCCGGAAAAGACTTTGGGTCGGGAAATTGTAAACTGGATGTTCGAATACATCCTTCAGCCATCGGGTCCACGTGCCAAGGAGCCTTTCTTGGTAACCGATGAACAGTACCGCTTTCTTTTGTGGTGGTACGCAGTAGACCCCGAGACTGGCCGGTTCATTTATCGAAATGGACTTCTGCGTCGTCTTAAGGGATGGGGCAAAGACCCCCTGGCAGCAGCTATGGCGCTTGCTGAGCTTTGTGGGCCTGTGCAGTTTGCCGGGTTTGATGAGAATGGCAACCCGACGGGTAAGCCTAAGTCCTCCGCATGGGTTCAGATTGCTGCTGTGTCCCAGGACCAGACCCGTAACACCTTCACCCTGTTTCCGGCCATGTGCTCGAAGAGGCTGAAGGAGGATTACGGTCTAGAAATCCACAAGACCATCATCTATAACTCCGAAGGCGGAATGATTGAGGCTGTGACCTCATCTCCTCTGTCCCTGGAAGGCAAACGTCCCACGTTCGTTATCATGAATGAGGTTCAGTGGTGGGTCGAGGCTAACTCGGGTCACGAAATGGAACAGGTCATCATGGGTAACGTCACCAAGGGTGCGTATGGTACCTGTCGAGCCCTAAGTATTTGCAACGCCCACCGACCGGGCGAAGAGTCAATCGGTGAACGCTACTGGGATGCTTACCTAGCCGAGCAGGCTGGTGAGGCTATCTCCATCAAGGCGTTGGCTACGGGCTTCCTCTACGACGCCCTTGAGGCCCCTGCCGATACACCCCTAGGTGAGCTTGCAGACCTCCAGGAAGACGAGGAGGCGTTCTATGAGGGTATTGAGAAGCTCCGTAAGGGCTTGGAGATCTGTCGTGGTGATGCTGACTGGCTTGACCTGGACATCATCCTGGAATCCCTCCTGGACATCCGTAATGATGTCACAGAGTCTCGACGTAAATTCCTGAACCAGATCAACGCGGCTGAAGATGCCTGGATTTCTCCACGAGAATGGGACAAGTGCCATGTGCCAGGTCTGCGACCGCTTGAACCAGGAGATCGAATTACTCTTGGGTTCGACGGCTCCAAGTCACAGGACTGGACAGCACTGGTCGCTTGCCGTGTGGATGACGCAGCAATTATCCCCATCAAAATTTGGGACCCCGAGAAGTATGGCGGGGAAGTGCCTCGTGAAGACGTTAACAACACCGTTGAATGGGCATTTGGAACATTCGATGTTGTTGCGTTTCGATCTGACGTTCGAGAGTTCGAAGCCTACGTGGATCAGTGGGGGGCCAAGTTCGGGAAGAAACTCAAGGTGCGGGCAACAGCCAAGCACCCAGTTGGATACGACATGCGATCCAACATCAAAAACTTCACAATGGACTGTGAACGATTCCAGGATGCAGTGGTCGAGCAAGAAGTCCTACACAACGGATCTGCTGCCTTAAAGCGTCATATCAACAACGCCATTAGGCGACCAAACAACTTCGGCATTTCAATCTCCAAGGCCACCAAGGACAGCGCGCGAAAGATCGATGCGGCTGTATGTGCTGTCTTGGCGTTTGGTGCCCGTAATGAATTCCTCATGAGTAAGACTGGCCAAACTGGAAAGGGGGTCACAGTCTTCCGATGACCTCCAAGTATGAAACCATTGTTACGGATCTTACCAATGAGTTGAATGGGCGGCAAGGTGCCCTAGAAGAGAACGAGCGGTACTACGAAGCTGAGAACCGTCTGAAGGCATTGGGACTTTCTGTCCCGCCTGAGATGCGTCACCTCACTGCGGCTGTTGGTTGGCCACGAATGTACCTCGACTCCGTAGAAGAGCGACTGGATGTGGAGGGCTTCCGTAACTCGGATCAGCCCGAAGGTGACTCCAGGATGATGGACTGGTGGCAGGCTAATTACCTGGATGTTGAATCTGGGTTGGGTCACATCGAGTCCATGATGCATGGCGAGGCTTATGTTACGGTTTCTGCGCCAAATGAAGACGAGAATCCGGATAATCCTCTCATCAAGGTGGAGTCCCCTAAGAACTTCATCGCCAAGGACGACTACCGCACCCGTAAGGTGAAGGAAGCACTGAGGGCCTACAAGGATCCTCACATTCCCAATGAGGAATATGTTGCTCTCTTCCTTCCGGATGAGAATGTTTACCTCGCTCGTAGTGGGCAGGGTGACTGGAAGGTAGATTACAGGGTTCCACATAACCTTGGTCGAGTCTGTTGTGCACGTCTGTTGAATCGCGAACGTCTGACTGAGCGTTGTGGAAAGTCTGAGATCACCAAGGAGATTCGTTCTGCTACCGATGCAGCTTCTCGTATTCTCATGAATATGCAGGCAGCCGCAGAGCTGATGGCATTGCCTCAGCGTGTGATCTTTGGTGTGAGCATGGACGATTTTGTCCAGGATCCTTCAAACCCTGGTGCGGCTATGGAAGCCTACATGGCTCGTATTCTCGCGTTTGAGAACGAGTCGGGTAAGGCCATGTCGTTTAACGCGGCTGAGCTCAGGAACTTCGTGGATGCACTGGAAGAGATTGCCAAGTTGGTAGCCTCCTACACAGGTCTTCCGCCACAGTATCTGTCGTTCTCCTCGGAAAATCCCGCTTCTGCGGAAGCCATCAAGTCGGCTGAGTCCCGATTGGTGAAGAAGGCAGAACGTAAGGCACGAATGTTTGGTCAGGCTTGGGAAGAGGCAATGCGTCTCGGAATGTTGGTGATCGACGGGTCTATCCCGGATGACGCCTACAAGCTTGAAACTGTGTGGCGCGATCCTTCAACGCCTACGTTTGCGGCCAAGGCTGATGGTGTAGTCAAGCTGGCTCAGGCTGGCATTCTTCCCATCGAACAGGCACGTGAAGACCTGGGCTACTCCGATGTTCAGCGTGAGCAGATGCGCACGTGGGATAAGGAGAATCCGATGGGTCAGCTCAACACGGTTCTCAATGCTGGCTTCCAGGCTGATCAGGCTGCTGCGTCAAGGGCCGGAGCACAGAAGAATGCGACTAAGTGAATATCGTGAGGCGCAGGATAGTATTACGGGAAGTGCTCTCCAGTACATCCTGTCTATCCTGCTCCCTTTCAAGAACTTGCCAATAGCCCGTGTCACGTGGCTCAGCTTGCTGGGTGCACTATTTCCCGTCGTGGTCGGTGCACGCAGGCAGTCTGCTGAATTGGCTCGTCAGTTCTACGATGAGGACCGTATTGCCCACGGGCTGACGGATCGATTCGATATTGATCTGCCCGACTATGAGTGGGAATGGTTCCTGAATGCCATGGAGCCCTC